GGCGAGGGCGACGGCACGGGCGAGGGCACGGGATGGGGCTCGGGCGACGGCTGGGGCCCGGGCTCGGGCTCGGGCTACGGCTCGGGGTGGGGCACGGGCAATGGCGAGGGCTTCGGCGACGGCAATGGCTGGAAAGTACTGAGTAAACACCACCGCAAACAGACAGGAGACTGACCCATGGCGAAGCTGATGGTGTGTGTGACTCTGGCAATGCCGAGCGTGGTGGTGCTTGATCCCCCCTTGCCCGACACCTCGGTCACGATCGCGCATACAAGCCAGTGGCCTCCACCCCCGTGGCCACCCAGGATGCCACCCCCTACCTGGGTGGCTTTCGAGCTCGGAACCCCGGCGGGAGCTCCCCCGCACCCCGCCGATAATCACTCTTACGTCAAGCCCAGGCGTAATGGGCAGGGGTTGACTTCGCTGGAACGGATCAAAGCGTGTGAGTCCGGCGGTGACTACGGAGCGGTGTCGAGATCGGGGAAGTTCCGTGGCGCCTTCCAATTCAGCCAGCCGGCATGGGATGGAGTGGCGCCGGATGGTTGGGCAGGGGTGGCGCCGAACGAGGCACCCCCCGAGGTCCAGGATCAGGCCGCCGCCAACCTGCAGGCTGCCAGAGGAAATGCACCCTGGCCGGTATGCGGACGATGAGAGCCATTGTCGTATTCCTGGCCGATGAGGTGGCCGAGAACGTAGCCCGCCTCTTTCACAGCTGTTTGATCATCAACGGCTATGACGTACAAAACCCACCGACTGTCGTCGACTGGCCACTCGCACCCCTCACACCCAAGGAGACATCGCCGTGACTGAACCAATGCCTGAACCCCGCCCCTTGGTGTGGTTCATCCCCGAGCGCCCAGGGCGCATGGTCACGATGCATGCCTGTTGGGGCACTGATTACCATGGCTCGACAGCGGTGTTCCCAACCGAGGCAGAGGCTGTGGCCTTCTGCCGTCAGTTGTGGAAACGGGAGCCGAGGGTGAATCGTCGAGGTGCTGACTCCGGCAGAACAGGTGGCCGATGAAGGCGGAGGTTCATGCTTGCGGCTCGTGGAAGAACAACGCGCAACTAATAAGAGATGGCGTCGTGCCATTGGGTTATTTGTCGACAAAGATGAAAGTCCTGGACCCCACCTACGGGTTGGGCCGGTTCTGGTCTCTCTGGCGACCAGAAGACTTTACGGCATGCGATCTCGACCCATCAAAATCGCCAATAGGATATGCCTTGGATTTCACGGCCATGCCGTTCGACGACAGCACATTTGACGCCGTCGTCTTCGACCCGCCGTACAAGCTGAACGGCACCGGCGGATCAGTCACCAGCGATGAGGCATACGGCGTAGCCGATCGGACCTCGTGGCAGGATCGGCATGAACTCATCAAGGCCGGTATTGCCGAGTGTCAGAGAGTGTGCGTCATCGGCGGGTACGTGATGCTGAAGTGCATGGACCAGGTGTGCTCGGGGCGGGTTAGGTGGCAGACCGATGAGTTCAGCGCTCATGCGCAATCCTTGGGCCTGCGGAAGGTAGACCGCTTTGATCTTTTGTCCTCGCGTCCTCAACCACCAGGCAGACGCCAAGTCCATGCTCGCCGGAATTATTCGACTTTGCTCGTCTTTCAAAAAATCGAAGCCCGCAAAGACGGCACACTGATGCCGGTTCCGGGCGCGCTACGGTGATGACATGGCACCACGTAAGCGCATCCCCGAGAGCGACGAAGTGTTGAAGCCGACGCTGGTCGGACGCCCGTCCAAGATCGACGAGGTCGTGCGGATCGGAGCGGATGGGCAACCCGTCACGGTTGGCGAGCAAATCGTCCAGCGGCTCCAACTCGGGCTGACGAACATCGCTGCGGTCAAGGCGGCAGGCGTCAATCGTGACACATTCTGGCGATGGAAGGGTGACGGCGCTCGGCTGCGGGCTCTGCAGGCGCAGGGCAAACGCAAGACCTTTACGGATTACGAGCTCAAGTTGATCGCCTTTTCCGACGCGGTGGAAAAGGCGGAGGGCGAGGCCGAGGTGCAGCGCCTGGCGGTGATCCAGGGCGCAGCGGTCGGCGGGCAGCGGATCGTCAAGGTGTCCGAGCGCCAGGCGCTCGTCGATGGCGTGATGACCGTGGTCGAGCGCACCGTGACCACGGAGACGGCCCGGCCCAATTGGACAGCGGCGGCATGGTGGCTCGAGCGACGTCGACCGGCGCAATATGCCCGGCGGGTGGAGATCACCGGAGCAGAGGGGGCACCGCTGCTCGAGGAGGCCGATCATGCTCGTGCGCTCGCCGACTCCTTGCGCGACTACCTGGCTGGCGCAGCCGATGCAGCCGCGCTCCCTGCGGCCAAGCCCAAGAGCTGAAACCGCTGCCCACGCTGCACGGCACCTAGCGTGGTAGGCGATGCCAGCCCGTAAGCTCCCACGCCACCAGGTCGACGCTCGGGCGGAACTGGCCGAGCTGATCAAGGCGATGACGCCTGTCGAGCTCGAAGCGTTCGCATCGCACCTGCTCGACGAGGATCGGGTGCTGCTCGAGCGGGTGCTGGCTGAGGAGCTGCAGGCAGGATGGCGCACGGACCCTGCATCGATGGCTCACCACTTCGATGAGCAGTATCGAATCTGGCGCTACATCGCCTACTTGTCGGCCAAGTTCGTCGATGCCGCAGAGGGGCGTGACAAGCGCCAGATCTGGAATCTGGGATCACGGTACGGCAAGAGTCATCTTCTGTGGTGGGGCTTGATTTGGCTCATCGACAAGCGGCCAGAGTCGAGGTCGATCTACACGACATATGGTCAGACCCTTGCACGGGAGGGGTCGATCTTCGTGCGTGATCAGCTGCGCTCGCATCGGCTGGAATTGCGGACACAACTCAAGGCAGACCAGCAGCGCCAAGACCGATTCAGAACCGACGAGGGGGGCGGGCTTCTGGCGGCAGGTATCCACAGTTCCATCATCGGCTTCGGCGCAGGCCATGGCGGGGGGCTCATCCTCGATGACCCGATGAAGTCATGGATGGAGGCGCACAGCGAGCACAAGCGCAAGGTGGTGTGGGATCAATACCGCGGCACGCTCTCGCATCGCCTCGACGACGACAACGCATTTGTGATCGTGGCCCATGCACGCTGGCATGAGGATGACCTCAGCGGGCGGCTCATCAAGGGCACCGAGGACGACACCGGTGAGGCGTGGACCGTCGTGTCACTGCCCACCCTTGCGGTGCCCGGCGACCCGCTGGGCCGAGCGCCAGGCGAGGTGTTGGAGGAGGAGAAGTTCGCCATGGCCGCGGTCAAAGCGCGGCATAAGGCCATGGGCAGCTACTTGGTGAGCGCTCTAGAACAACAGAATCCATCACCGGAGGAGGGCGACGAGCTCAAGCGGGCATGGTTCCGGGTCGAGGAGTCGGACTTGCCGAGCGCCCCCGGCGATGACTGCCTGACGTCATGGGATCTCAAGCTCAAGGACCGCGAGGCTGGTGACTACGTGGTGGGTCAGGCGTGGGTGCGGGTGGGCAGTGACTATTGGCTGATCGACCAGGTCCGAGGGCAATACGACCATGCCTCGACCGCCAATGCGATTGCACTGCTGGCGATTAGGCACCCAGAGATTCGCCGCCACGTCATCGAGGCAGCCGGGTCCGCTGACGAGGTCATGCCCATGTTGCGCAAGGCGCGCCCGGATTACGTTGTGACCCAGGAGATGGCCGGACGACTCGGCATGAACAGAGCAGAGGCAGCCGCCGTCGAGGCGCTGCGCCGTCGTGGTATGTCCAACCTGGTGGCAAACGCAGCACGAGGAGATAAGTCCGTGCGTGCCAGGGCGCACATTGTCCCGGCGGCGGAGGCAGGCAATGTGCATCTCGCAGGTAGGGGCTGGACTGCCCATCTGCTCGACGAGCTGGCGTCGTTCCCCGCAGGGGCACATGATGATCAGGTCGACGCCATGAGCCAGGCGCTGGCCAAGCTGGGCAAGGGACCGGCGACAGCCACGGCACCGACCGGCAACGTGCGACCGCCTGCGCCCAAGGCGTCGACTGCCCGACCGCCTGCGCCCAAGGCGTCGACTGCCCGACGGGCAAGCGTGCGGCTCCCCGGGCGCTGAACGATGCGGTAGCATTCGACGCATGGCAGGAGCATTCCTTCTCGCGGTGTCGAGGGTCAATGTCGTCACGCCGAATGGGTCACACAAGGATGTGACCGTGACAGTGCGAGACGGCAGGGCTGCCATCATCAATCGGGCAGGCACCGAGGTCGCCACCATGGATGCGAGCGTCGTGACTCCCGATGGGCGCCGTGCTCAGAGCGTGGTCGGCGAGGACGGCACGGTCTGGACCGTGACGAAAGGCGGCTGTGGCTGCGGAGGCGGCGCTTGATCGCACCGGCCCGCACGCCCATGGCTTCAGCCGTGAGTCAAGGGACGTTCGGGCCGCAAGGCCCGACACTGTCACACCCCAGAGCCATAATGGTGGTGTCGGTGGCGAGAACCAAGTCAGCGACACCGCAGTACCGCCCGGATCCGGGCATCCGGGCATACCCCAGGGCTTGGGGCATGGCACCAGCGACGCTGGTGCTGCTCGCGGAAGTCCACCACATGGTGGCGGCGAGAACCACTCGGCCGGAGAGACAACCGGAACCGGGAATCCCACGGCTGAAGCCATGGGAGGACGTCAATGGTGCGCAGGTGTGTGGGTGAGTGTGAGCACTCCGGAGATGGCAACCGATGCTCTTGCAGCGGCACGCATCACACGGCTCGTCACGACCGACACCATTACCGCCCCGCTGCGTGAGGCGATCATCCGACGTGCCTATCGGACTCGCCCGGAGATGACCCCGACATGGGAAGGTGCGCATCGCTGGGCGGATCTGGCTCGCGTCGATGACCAAGCGCCGTGGCAGGCCACGCTGATGACCTGTCAATGGTGCGCAGGTGTGTGGGTGAGCTTCGGTGTGGTCATCGCTCGGCGACTCGCACCGGGTCCATGGGCGCTCGTCGCGCGTGCACTCGCCATTGCGCAGGCAGCGGCAATCGTCGGGGCGGTCTCAACTCACCGACCTCCCGAGCGATAGCCTGTCAACGTGGCAACGAAACGGACCGCTCGAACGGTCAATGCCCTCGTGGCGGCATCGAGACGAATCGATCTCAGCGCCCGCTCGTCGCGACACGCAGCGAAGGCGTCATGGCAGGACGAGGCGTGGGGCTACTTCGACAGCGTGCCCGAGATCAAGGAGTCAATCCGATACCGGGCGAATCAGATGGGACGACTGCGTCTGTTTGTCGCAGTGGCCAACCCCGAGCCTGGTGGCGAGCCGATTCCCGTGCTCGACCCAGAATCGGGCGTTCCTGCATCGGTGGCGGCGACAGCGACTGCTGAGCTTGGGCGTCTGCATTCTCGCTTCGGCGGAGCAGGCGAGATCCTGCGACAACTCGACATGAACCTCGAGGTGGCCGGCGAGGCGTGGTTGGTGGGCAGAGGAGAGCGCATCATCGAGGCCAAGGGCACCGATGGCTCCATCATCCAGACGATTCAGCCGGAGGAGTGGCGAATCCACTCGGTCTCCGAGGTCACCCACCAAGGCTCGAAGTGGAGCATCAAGAGCAGCCCCAACGACACCAAGGGCACACCGATGGACGAGGAACTGGACTCGATCGATCGGATCTGGCTACCGCATCCAGAGTTCTACGACCTCGCCGACTCGCCGCTCAAGGCACTGCGGGCAGACTGCCAGGCGCTCCAGGTGCTCTCGGCGCAGGTGCTCGCCGAGGCCAACTCCCGACAGAGTGCGGGAGCATTCACGATTCCCAACGAGCTGAGCTTCGGGCCGGTGTCTGCGTCGTGGAGCGAGGACGGTGGGGAGGCAGACGAGGACCCGTTCATGGATGCGCTCACCGCGGCGCTCACTGACCCGATCACCGATCCCACATCGGCGGCATCCGTGATGCCCATGCTGATCAGGGGCCCGGCCGAGTACCTCAAGCCAGACGTCCTGCGCCGCATCGACTTCGCCCGTGACACAGGAGCGGGCATCGAGGAGCGCATCAGCGCTCGCATCGCTCGCATCGCGCGGGGGCTCAACATGCCGGTCGAGAAGGTCATGGGCCTCGCCGAGACGACGTTTGCCAATGCGACCCAGGTCGACGAGGACGAGTTCAACGACTACCTGCAACCGAGTGCGGAGATCGCTGTTCATGGGCTGACCGCTGCATTCCTCGTCCACCAGATGGCAGCGAACCCCGCTATCGGGCCCGAGTGGGCGGCGGTGATGTTCGTCTGGTACGACCCATCCGCTCTCATGTCGAGCCCGGACCTCGCTGCGGGCTCGGACAAGGCGCTTGACTCGCTCGCCATCAGCACCGAGGCCTACCGCCGGGTCAACGGCTACTCTGAGGCCGATGCGCCGGATCCGATCGAGATGCTCGCACGATCGGTGCTCAAGCGCGGCCAGTTGAGCGAGCGCATCACCGCTGCTGCGCTTGCTCAAGGTGGAATCGGCGAGCCCATCGTGATTCCAGAGGGGCCCGATGCGGCCTCCGCTGCCGGATCGGTCACTGCCGCCGCTCGCCGTCCTCGATCGAGGGACTACGGCAGGGAGTTGCATGTCATCGATGCCGATCTCCGGGCCCGGCTCATCGGCGCTGCAGACTCCGCCATGTCGAGCGCGTTGACCCGAGCGGGCAACCGGCTCAGGTCCAAGGCCAACGGCACCGAGGCTGCCGGGGCACTGCGTGGCATCGCCCCTCAGCGAGGGTTCGCCCAACTCGGCGAGACGTTGGTGGCGGCCATCCTCGGCGAGACGGATCCGCTCGCCGGTGCGTGGGATCTCCTGGAGGAGCGGTTCATGGCATGGGGGGCAGGCGCGCAGGCCCAGGCCATCGACATCGCCAGCGTGGTCGCCTCGGGGTTCAGCGCGGCGGAGCGTGAGGTGTTGAAGCTGCGCCAGGCAGAGAACCTCGCCGAGGCGTGGGCATGGATGCGTGACGCTCTCGATGTCGAGGCCATGGCCACGCTGTTCGGCCCGGACCTCATCCCCGTGGCAGGCGAATCCCTGGGCACCACGGTGCCGACGGCACTCATCCGCCAGGCCATGGCTCGAGCGGGTGGAGCGACAGGGCTGACCACGTCGGGCTCGAGCGCATGGGTGGCCCTGTCCAATCTCGGGACCACGCCACTGGGAGGGATCGCAACCGGCGAGCTGCTCATGGGCGCCATGCTCGACGCAGGGGCCGGCGTCGAGGGCTATCAGTGGGTCTACGGGCCCGCCTCGCGCAAGACATCGTTCGAGCCGCACGTGGCGCTCGATGGGGTCGAGTTCGTCAACTTCGACGATCCGGTCCTGACCAACGCCGCAGGGTGGCCCGAGACCGCGTATTTTATACCCGGGGATCACGCAGGGTGCTCGTGCGATGTGGTCGCGAGACTCGTTCCCGCCGGTGCAGGTGCTTAGACTTATGCGAGCGAGAGGAGTCCCATCATGTTGATTCCATGGCGAGGCCGTGTGGCGATCGAGGGCGAGGAGACCGGAGACGGCAGGCTCATCGTCGCAGGTGCGCTGGAGTGGGGCGACCTGCCGATTCCGCTTGCGTCTCTGGCCGAGGAGCAGCACGGCGACATGTTGGCCGGTGGCACCCAGATTGGCACCATCGACACCTTGACCCGGACCGGATCCGACATCATGGGCACCGGCTCGATCGACGACGAGATTCCCGAAGGCGCAGAGCTGGTGCGCCGACTCCAGTCGGGCACGGCGAGCCATGGGGAGCGACAGGGCATCTCCATCGACCCCGACAACGCCGAGGTCGAGTACGTCACCCGCGACGCCTCAGCACTGGAGGACGATGGGATCATGGCAGCGGCGGGAGACCCTGACCCGGGTGAGGGCGGCGGGCCAGACGGCCTGCTGTTGTGGGCGCCCACTGAGATGCTGGCCCGCTACACACGGATGCGCATCCGTGGTGCGACGGCGTGTGCCATCCCGGCCTTCGCCGGCGCCTACATCGAGCTGGCGACTGGCGATGCCACCACTGGTGACGCTGCAGCATCGGATCAGAGTGTGACCGCTGCATCGCCGCCCGTGGTGGTGGTCACCGCTGCAGCGCCGATCCTGCCACCACGTGGATGGTTTCATCTGCCCGAGCCGGACCCTGGTATCACGCCGGAGGAGGCGCTCGAGGTCTATGGCTGCGCCGAGCCTTTCGTGGCTCAGCCTGGAGGGACCATGGCGGTGCCATTCACGATCCGTGACGATGGCCTCGTGTTCGGCCACGGCGCCACATGGGGCACCTGCCACACCGGCTACCCCGGGCAGTGCATCGAGCCGCCAAGGGGATCGGAAGGCTATGCCGGGTTCCACGTCGGAGCGGTGGTCTGCGCCGATGGAACCCAGGTCGCGACGGGCCCGCTCGCTGTCGGCTGTGACCACGCAGCGGCAGACCTCCTCGCACCCGCCGCCCGGGATCACTATGCGAACGCCGGTCTCGCCTTCGCCGATGTCCGCGCGTCGAATGGTGCGCTCGGCGTGTGGATCAGCGGGGCGCTCCGACCGGGCATCGACGATGCCACGGTGAGGGCGCTGCGGGCCTCGTCGCTGTCTGGCGACTGGCGGCGCATCGGCGTAGATCTCGACCTGATCGGCATCCTCGCCGTCTCGACCCCTGGATTCCCGGTGCGCAGGGAGGCGGTCACTGCATCGCATCCGATGGTCCCCCATCCCAGGGCCGGCTATGCGGGTCACGACCAGATCTCGCTCGTGGCGGCGGGGACGGTCACCCGCTGCTCGGACTGCGAGCGCAACGCCCGTGACGCTCTCAGGGCTGGTGCACTGGGCGTCTCAGGCCCCGAGCTTGCGGAGATGCGCGCCATCCTCGACACGCTTGAGCGGCGCACGCGCCACCTTCTGCCCGATGCGGTATCCGCCGCCGCCGGGAGCATTCGCGCACGGCCGCCGCTTCGTCAGGTATCCTGAGCGCAGGTCCAGGCACCCGTCACCCAGTGGCGGTTCTCCACCCGAGTCACCTAGTGGTTCAGCCCCACCGAATCCGACACTGACTCGACAGGAGAACCACAATGGACCTCGAATCCCTACTTGCCCTCGTGGCAGCCATTGCAGATCAGGACGCCGACGCGCTCGCCGATCTCGATGCCAATCTCATTCGCGCAGCGGAGGACATTGCCGCAGGCGACGACCTGACCGACGAAGACCTGACCAACCTGGAGCGCATCAGCGAGGCCATCACGACCGTTCGCACCGAGGCTGCCGCCCGAGATGAGGCCGCAGCGGAGCGCGCTGGACGTGCAGAGGCTGCACTGCTCGCCATCCGAGGCGAGGCACCCGACCAGGGCGACGACGGTGAGGCATCATCCGATGAGGATGCGGAGACTCAAGATGATGCGGAGCCCGACGAGTCCGCCTCGACCGATGAGTCAGATGAGGAGACGCCGGCGCAACTCGCTGCCGGAGCGGCACCCACGCCGCCCGTGGTGCTCTCCCGTGTCGCCGCCCGGCGTCCAGCGCCTGCGCGAGTGTCCACTCCACCCGCCGAGGTAGGAGACCTGCGAGCGCTGAGCCTCGTGGCGTCGGCCAACGCTCCTGGCGTTCCCGCCGGCCAGCCCATCACCGACTACGACCAGTTGGCGGCGGCGTTCGTCTCGGCGGTCCAGACCGCTCAGGACTACCGCGGCCCGGCGGCAAAGGTCTCGATCGCCCGTGCGGCGACCACCTACCCCGAGACTCATGTGCTCGGCGATTCGTGGGCTGCCAACCACCAGCGCATCGAGGCGGCGCAGCGAGCGATCCAGCGTGCCGGTGGCGTGCGCCAGGGCATCGCCAACGGGCTGACCGCCAGCGGCGGCATCTGTGCGCCAAAGGAGGTGAACTACGACATGCCCGTGCTCGGCAGCGATGCCAGGCCTGTGCGTGACCAGTGGCTCACCCGATTCCAGGCCGACCGTGGCGGGATCACCACCATGCCTTCCCCGGTCCTCACCCAGCTCGATGCAGCAGTAGGTGTGCACACCGAGGCCAACGACGCCTCGGGCCTCACCAAGGCATGCCTGACGGTCACCTGCCCGACGGAGACATCCACGGTCGTCGAGGCGATGTACCGCTGTCTCCAGTTCGGCAACTTCCGATCCCGGTTCTTCCCCGAGCAGATCGAGGCATGGATGCGCCTTGCTGTCACCGAGCATGCACGTGAGGCCGAGGTGCGGCTGTTGGCCAAGATCGCCACCGGCTCGACTGCGGTCACCCACGGCCAGGTCCTCGGCACGAGCCGAGACGTGCTCAGTGCCATCGACCGCGCCGTTGCCCAGTGGCGCTACCGCCATCGCACCGAGGACGGATTCGTCCTGCAGTTCGCTGCGCCCCGGTGGTTGCGGGATCAGATTCGGGTCGACGTCGCACGTCAGATCCCGGTCGGGACCGTCGATGAGACGATGGCGCTCGCCGACTCCACCATTGACGGTTGGTTCCGGGCCCGCAACGTGGAGCCGACATGGCTCATGGACGGCGAGTCCGGCCAGACCTTCGGGACCCAGGGCGTCGGGCCCATGATCGGATGGCCATCGCTGGTCAAGACCTACCTTGCGCCCGCAGGCGGGTGGCTGTTCCTCGACGGCGGCACGCTCGATCTCGGCATCGTGCGTGACTCTGTGCTCAACGGCACCAACGATGTGCGGATGTTCGCCGAGACATTCGAGGGCGCGCACTTCCACGGCGTCGAGTCATGGACGCTCACGATCGACGTCTGCCCTGACGGTTCGACGAGCAGCACCATCGACATCAACCCCTGCGCCTCGGGGTCGTAATCATGCATCTGCCAATGGCGGCTCAGGGCACCGTGCTCCTGGTCCTGAGCCGCCATTCGGCGGATGCCGACGAAAGGATTCGATGTGGCCCAGATGCGTGAGCCCGTGCTCGCTCCTCCTGCCCGCCCGCCTGTGCAGGGCCTCATTGCCACGTTGGCGGTCACGCCGGACCCGACACTTCGCGCCGGATGGTCGTTCCAGCCGGAGGGGTGTGGCGGCGGCGGGCTGGTGTCCATCGACTGCACAGGCTCAGTGGCGTCACGCTCGACGAGCAACGGCCCCGACGTGGTCACCGGCGATCCGGTGCTCGTCTATGGCTACGACAAGTGCTCATCGTTCGGCTTCGCTGCTCGGGACTGGCAGGGGCGAGCACGCAGGTCATTGGCTGCCACGCGGTCGTTCCAGCTGGCCAAGGAGCTGTGGTCCGGAGCGGTGGCGTCGGCAGACTCGCTGGGCAACCGCTGGCTCTCAGGGACGGCCTCGTGGTCCGACACGGTGACCTCCGGTCCGACGGACGTGGTCACTGCGCTGGCAGCCACAGAATCGGCGCTCGGCACTTGTGGCGCCGGGCGACAGGGCATCATCCACGTCACCACTCAGGCTCTGGTCAAGATCGCAGCCACCGGAGCCATCGCCCGCTCGGGCTCCACATGGCTCACCGCCAACGGCCATCTTGTGGTGGCCGATGCCGGCTACGACGGCTCGGGTCCCGGCGGCGTGGCTGCGAGCTCGAGCCAGTGGATCTACGGCACCTCGATGATGCGCATCAGGGAGGGCCCCGTCGAGGTCCGTCCCGAGTCGATGGACGACGCCCGCTCATTGGCCGAGGCACTGAACCACACCACCAACACCATCGTCGTGTGGGCACAGCAGGCGATGGCTCTCGAATGGGACTGGTGTTGCCACTTGGCCGCAGAGATCTCATTGCCCGTTGCGCTCGTCGGGGGCGCATCATGATCATCAACAAGGAGGACCCCAATGGCCGCTAACGATTGTCGCCCACAGCTCCACGCCTGCGCCATGCGGGTGTGTCGCCTGGATTCCAACGGCGTGCCCACGCCTGGAGCGAACAACCAGGTGGTGTCCGACGCGCTCATCAGCCTCAAGTTCACCCCGGTCTACAAGGACGGCGAGGAGGTCGAGTTCCAGAACGCGTGCGGCGACCTCGTCGAGTCATATCGATCGGCGGACCAGTTCCGGCGCGGTGACATCGAGATCAGTCTTGTCACGCCCGACCCGTTCCTCTGCGAGATGCTCAGCGACGGATTGCTGCTCACCGCAGTACCTCGCCCCAAGGGGTTCTCTGCGCCTGCGGTCGGCCCGGTGGGCACCGCTGCGGTGTCGATCGAGGTGTGGACCAAGCGCATCGACGACGGCGATCTCGACGTGTCATACCCCTATGCGTGGTGGACGTATCCCAAGGTCAAGAACCTGCGCATCGCCGAGCACACCCATGAGGCCAATCCGCTGACTCCGACGTTCACCGGCCAATGCTACGAGAACATCAACTGGTACAACGGCCCCGACGGGACGTGGCCCGGCCTGTCCGACCGCGTCTACCAGTGGCTGCCGACCGCCACCAAGCCCGCTGCATCATGCGGCTACCTGACCACCCCGGCGAGCTGATCCATGGCAGCGCCCTCGACGGGGGTCTGCGCTCCGTGGGCAGTTGCCGCCGACGTCACCACCGGACCATGCTCGAGCGCCGAGGCCCCTGCGGGCTTCACGAACGCGATGCTCGATGCGGGGCTCCAGGTCGCGTCCGACGTCCTGTTCCACTTGACGGGCAGGGCATGGCCGGGCGTGTGCTCGGCGACGGTGCGCCCCTGTGGATACCGCTCGCCGGTGCCGTGAACCGTGCGCGGCACCGGCTGGTGTGGCTGCAACACCTCACAGGACTGCGCATGTGGCGGGCTCTCCGAGATCCTGTTGCCCGGGCGGCCGATCGTCTCGATCACCCAGGTCAAGATCGACGGGGCGGTGCTCGCATCGGCACGCTACCGCATCGACGACTACCGCTCATTGGTCTACCTGCCCGAGAGCGATTCGGCGATTCGTCAGGGCTGGCCGTGTTGCCAGCGGCTCGATCTCGCGGACTCGGCGCTCGACACCTGGTCTGTGTCCTACACATTTGGCACATCGCCTCCGGTCGGCGGTGTCATGGCGGCGAAGTCGCTCGGCTGCGAGCTGGCACTCGCCATGAGCCCCGAGACCGTCGGCATGTGCAGACTGCCCAAGCGCATCACGTCGATCACCCGTCAGGGTGTCTCACTGGCGATCCTCGATCCACTGACCCTCTTCGCCGACGGACTGACGGGCATTCCCGAGGTGGATCTGTGGGTGAGTTCGGTCCGATTCGGTCGTGCCAATCGACCATCGGGCGTGGTGGTACCCGGCCGGCCCGGCCGCGGCGGGGCGAGACGAGTAGGCACCTGATGAGTGAAAGGACTCTCTGATGGCAGAGACAGGCACGTTTGACGCGGCACCGACGGCGATCCAGATTCCGACCTACGGCGAGCAGGACCCTCGGTCAATCACCCTGGTCAATCGAGGCACGGGCTCCGTTTGGTTCGGTTTCACCCAGGTAGCGGCAGAGGCTCGCACCGGGGTCGGACCGGGCAAGGGCGTTCGCCTCGATGTCGGCGACAGCATGAGGGCCGACTTGTTGGCCAACGAGCAGCTCTGGGTCTCCTGCGCGTCCGGCACCCAGCGCGTCGAGACCATCCAGACCGACGCACGGACCGTGGAGCTATAGACATGGCGAACAGTATCGAGATCAACCATGTGTCGGACACCGCCTACGACGCGACATCATGGGACGGTGTCACTTCGATCGCTCCGAGCAAGAACGCAGTACGGGATGCACTAGCGTCGGTCGGCCCGATAACAGATGTCCAAGATTTCGCCGTGTCGGGCACCTGGACCAAACCCGCCGGCAACTTCTCCGTCGCTCGTGTCTACACCTACCCAGGAGGCAATGGCGGCGGATCGGGCGGCAATTACGCTAACGGCACGGGTGCCTCCGGTGGCGGCTCGGCAGGGACATCATCTGGTTCAGTCGTCGACATTCCGTTTGCATCGTTGCCAGCCTCAGTGGCTGTGACCGTTGGCGCTGGCGGGGTCGGAGGCGCAGCCCAAGCCGGAACCAACACGGCTGGCAACAATGGCACGACTGGTGGTAAGACAACTTTCGGCACCTACACCGGCCAGTCGGTAGCTTTTGTCATCGGCGGTGTAGGTATCGGTGGGACTGCTACGGCAGGTACCGCTGGTAGTCAAGGCAACGGCGGAACGTTGGGAATCGCTGCGTTGGGCTCGGCAGGGTCCACAGGAGTGGGAACGGTCGGGACCTCTGTTAATGGTGCCGGTAACCCGAGCGGCGGCTCAGGCGGCGGTGTGCTGGCGGCAGGAGCAGGCCAGGCAGGGTCAAGCGGTGGGTCTGATCGAGCCACTTTGAGGGCGGCAGCAACCGCTGGTCAAAATGGCCCGGACGCCCAGTCCTATGCCGAGCACGGTTGGGGTGGTGGCGGCGGAGCAGGCTCTTCGACCGGCAACGGCCAAGCAGGCGGCAATGGTGGGTTTCCCTCAGGTGGCGGAGCTGGTGGCGGAGCCTGCAACACTGGCTTCACTTCCGGCAAGGGCGGAGATGGTGGCGGCGGACGATGTGTCGTGATCTGTTTCTGATGGAGGACCAAAATGACAATTGAGCATGCAGTAGTTCTCGGTGTCGATGGAGAAATCGAAAACGTAATCCTCATCGACACCGAGACAGTCACCAAGGAATGGTGCGACGAGGCACTCGGAGCCGACCGGGTATTGGCCAATGCCGACCGCATTGTGGCGAGCAACGGCAAGGCCAAAGAGCGGCTCTCCAAGGTCGAGATTCTGGAGATTCCGACGGAAGCGGAGCTGGCCAAGGGATACTCATGACAGTCGCGCCGGACAACCGGGGATGGGGACAGCCGGGACACGTTCCCCTCGAAACCATGCGACGTGGCGACGGCCTGATCCTCACCGTCAATGCGGCGCTGTTCGACCTGGTCGAGATGCTGCTCGGGCTCACCGAGGCGAGCGGGTACCACGTGAAGCCCGGCCAGACGTGGGGCTACAACGATCGCAATGTGGCCGGAACGAACGTCAAGTCGACCCACGCCTGGGGCCTGGCGATTGACATTAACGCACCCGCCAACCCCCGCGGCAGCCGGGGCGACATCCCCGACGGGGTGGTGGAGATGTGGAAGGCACACGACTGGGCGTGGGGCGGCGACTGGAAATGGACCGACCCGCAGCACTTCGAGTTCGTTGGCAGCCCCGACGATGCGGCCGCTATCACCGCTCGTCTGCGAGCGTTCCTCAGCACTCCACCTCCGCCCCCCAACAGAAAGAAGGTCGACATGTTCATGCTTCAGGATGGCAGAGACGACACCGTTTGGCTCTTCGGCGTAGGCGAGCCCAAGAGCCTCGGCGGACGGCCCGACCTGTACGACCGCCTGCTTGGTCGCGGCATCCCATCGACTCCAGATGACGGGGCACTCATCGACTTCCTCCGCTCATGACGCTCACCCAACTCGGGGTGATGCTGGCCACCTTTGCCGCTCTTGGCGCTGCGATCAAGGCTGGCCCACCCGTCTGGAGCTTCATCCGCACGGTGGCCGCACTGCCGCGCATGACCGAAAGCATCTGGGCTGAGTTCGGCCGCAATGGTGGCTCGACGACGCGCGACAGGATCGAACAGATCGTCCGCCATACAGAGACGGTGGTCGCCACCGTCGAAGCGGTGCATGCTTCGACGGCGAGGCTGGACGCGACACTCTTGGCGCACTCCAGCATGGACGCCACCACCTTTGGCCTTCTGGGCCACCGCCTCGACACAATCGAGTCCGCAGTCCGCGCCGCGGCCGACCAGGAAGCGGCTCACGCTGCCGATGCGAAAGGAAGATCATGGCCAACAAGCTAACGGCTGATTTTGGCCGATGGGCAGCCGACGCCGGACAACGAGCGGTGAAAGCGGCCGTGAACACGTTCACTGCAGTGACCCTTGGCGGGGCACTCATCGGCATCAATGGTGCCCTCGACATCGGGCTACTACAGCGGGGTGGAATCGCTGCGTTGGGCTCGGCAGTGAGCGTGCTCTTGAGCTTGGCGGCCAAGTGGAGCGGCGATCCCGGCACGGCCTCGTTCAAGAGGCCTGGCACACCATGACCCCGATCGCTCCAATCACGTTGCTGGTGGCCAGCCTGCTTCTGCGGTAAGTCCACTGAACCGACGAGGGGGCCGCAATGGCTACATGGTGGGAGGACCTGGTAGACGATGTGGCCTGTCCTCTTCTGCACGACAGCCGTGACGACGCTCTCGCTTGCGCCACCGATCACGTCGAGGCGATGGTGGCAGGGGAGACGGTGTGGGTCCGCCATGCGATCCGGGTGCGCTTCATCGACGTCGACGATGCCCGCAGCGTTCGGGTCGCTCTATGGCCAGCCGAACGGACCATACAGCGACAACAGCGGTAGTGGGTTATCATTTGCCGATGACCCACTACCCCACCCTCGGCCGCGACGGGGCAGCATATATCGCCCATTGCGATTGCGATTGGCGATCGACGAACACCTGGAGTTGGGCCGAGGCACTGGGCGAGTACGAGTCTCACGTCGAGGCGCCGATGTTCCCTTTCGCTCCACCGACGCCTCGACGCCTCGAACCTATCCCTGAGCCTGATAGTCCGGTATGCTGGATCCGATGAACGAGCGGGACTGCATCGCGATGATCTTCCGCCTCGAGCAGGCCATGACCGTGCTCGATGCGGAGATGGCAGCCCTCAATGCCCGGCTCCAGCTGCTCGAGCTTGAGCTGGACTTTCGAGCTCCCGCAGCGCACAGCCCCCGCCAGTGAAGCACTCTCGCAGCACTGTCCGCTAACGTCGGGCCATGCTTCGCTTCGCTTACATCGGCAACTTCGCACCCGAGCACTCCACAGAGAACCACGTGCGCCAGGCGCTGGAGCGCAACGGCCACGAGGTCACGGCCCTCCAGGAGAACACGGTCGAGACATGGGAGACGCTGCGAGGATCACGCATCGATGCCGACGTCGTGCTCTGGACTCGCACAGGCTGGGACTGGCCGGCGCTGACCGGCTGGACCAAGGAGGAGGCAGATGCCCACCAGCGAGCGGCACTGGCGAACCTGCATGACATTGGCATCCCCGTGGTGGGCTATCACCTCGATCGGTGGTGGGGCCTGAACCGTCAGGGCCAGGTCACAGAGGAGCCATTCTTCGAGGCGGACATCGTTTGCACTGCCGATGGTGGTCACGATGCCCAATGGCTCGACGCCGGAGTCAATCACCGATGGTTCCCGCCAGGGGTCCTGCTCGCTGAATGCGAGCGCACGATCGCCGGGCCGGATCGGCAGTGGGCAGGGCTCGATGTCTGTTTCGTCGGGTCGTGGCGGACCTACCACGAGGAATGGGTGGGCTACCGGCGTTCCCTGGTAGGTGCACTGAGCCGTCGCTACCGGCGTCGCTTCAGCCCGTTGCCGATGCGGTCAGGGCTTCGCGGTGAGGCGTTGACATCGCTGTATGGCACCGTCCCTGTCATCGTCGGAGACTCCTGTCTGGCCGGAGACGCCACGCGCTACTGCTCCGACCGACTGCCCGAGACCCTCGGCCGCGGGGGGTTCCTCATCCACCCCGAGGTCGAGGGTGTCACCGATGGGACGCTCTTCTGCGCAGGTGAGCATCTGGCGACCTACACCCTGGGTGATTTCAATGGGCTGCTCGAGGCGGTGGACCACTATCTCGGCGACGAGCCCGTACGCAAGGCCATCGCCGAGGCGGGCCGGGCCCATGTCATGGCATACCACACCTACGAGGTGCGCATGGAGCAATTGATCACGATGCTCAACGACGAAGGGTGGCTGAAGTGAAAATGGGATGCTGGAACGGCGAGCACTCGCTGATGTTGCCCGACCATGTGGCGGACTGGGACGCCACGGCAGACTGGGAGCGGAGCCGGTTCGCTTCGATGCAGGAGCGCCTGACTCCAGAGATGGTGCTCTTCGATGTGGGCACCGAGCACGGCTCGCTATCTGCGGTCTACGCGCGGTGGTGCAAGGGCATGGTGTTGTTCGAGCCGAATCCGACGTTCTGGCCGAACATCCGCATGACGTGGGAGGCCAATCACCTCCCGATGCCGCTGGGGTGTTTCGTGGGCCTCGTCGGCGACGACTCATCGGACATGGAATACGACACCCCGACGAACACGGACCTCATCACCATCGACTACGACGGCACCATGGTTAACGGCTGGCCTGCATGTGCATGGGAGGACATCGAGACCCCGGCAATGGCCTACCGCTACTTGCACAACGACAAGGACGTGGCGTCCACTGCATGCACATCGCTGGACCAATGGGTTGCCCAGCACCACATCACGCCTGATGCGATCACCATCGACGTCGAGGGCGCTGAGCTGGAGGTCTTGATGGGAGGGATGATCGTTCTCGCCGATCATCGTCCGCTCGTATGGGTCTCGGTGCACCCGGACCTGATGGAGCGTGACTACGGCACCACACCCGAACTGCTCAATGGGTGGATGGACTTCTGCGGCTATGGCGGCATCCACCTCGGGACCGACCACGAACAGCACTGGCTCTACGAGCCGCGGTAAGGTCGGGATAACAACCCTCACACGAAGGACACGGATATGACCATCGACGACGACCGCCGCTACTGGGACGACCAGGCGAGCGCCGGTATCGAGGCTGCTCGCCATGCGGTGTGGAGCGAGCCCGATTATGCACAGGGGGCCGCCGCGTGCATCGCTGCGGTGGTGGACGGGCTCGGCGACATCTTGCGAAGGCCATCGACCGGTGACGTCGTCGTCGATGTCGGCTGCGGGGTGGGCCGGCTGTTGGCGCCACTGGCTGTCCTATGGCCATCGACGGAGTTCATCGGTCTCGACCCCTCCTCCGAGATGCTCGCCCACGCCAACGACCTGATCGAGCTTCATGGGATCACCAACGCGACCACCATGCTCGGCGATGTGCGTGAGGCAGCGTTCATGGAGCGGCTCGCGGGGTTCTATTCGGTCGTCACGTTCCAGCACCTCGCAGCGGAGATGCAGCACCGGTACGTCTCGACGTTGGCCAAGTCGCTGAAGCCTGGAGGGATCGGCCGATTCCAATGGGTCACCGATGCCGACCCGGGCCCTCGCTCGAATCCCGTCCCGGAGGACGTCATGGTCGAATGGTGCGAGTCGGCGGGGATGAGGGTCACTGCGCTGCACCGCGGGCTCGTGCGCCCCGGCTGGGCGTGGATCACGGCGGTATGGCGGTGACGTCGGTCCCTGTCATCTGGTGGACGTCATCGACCGACGCAGGGGCGCGCGGCTATTGGGATCAGGGCATCGTCGAGGATCTCGTCAGTGGTGCACTGTGGCCCCCTCAGCGCCCATGGCAGCCGATCACGAAATGCTGCTTCGAGTCGCTCCCCGACGCCACGGGCGCAATCGTGGTGTGCCCAGGGGGCAAGGAGACCGACGCAGCGGCGCTCAATGAGGTCATAGCGGCCCTCCCATGGGTTCTGGTCATCATCACGACCGACGAGGGCGGTGGCTTCCCGTGGCGGGATGTGGCCCACCCGAATATGGCGATCTGGGTCCAGACGCCTGCGGGCGACAGTGATGGCATCGAGGTCGTTCTTCCCGTTGGCTACCCGCCGGAGCGCAGCCGCTACATCGCAGAGGGACAGCGCCCTGTGATGTGGGCATTCCTCGGCCAGATGACCCATCACCGCCGCACGGATGCAATCGAGGCCATGGAGGCCATAGAACCGGTCAATCGCCACTATGAGCCGACCGACGGATTCGCCAAGGGCGTCGAGATCGATATGTACATGGCGTATATGAGCAGCGCGCGCATTGCCCTTTGTCCCGGCGGGGTGCTGACGCCTGACACGTTCCGGGTCTGGGAGGCGCTGATCGCGGGGTGCGTGCCCATCGTGGATGCTCGCAGCGCAGAGCGGGAGACGCCTGGCTACTGGTCGACGGTGTTCGCCGGCTGGATGGACCCGCCGTGGTCGATTATCGACGATTGGGCAACACTGCGCGCCGAGGTCGAGGTGATCGAGCAGCGGTGGTCATGGCACGCGTCTCGTGCTGAGGCTCACTGGATGGGCTATCGGCGACACCTCATGCGCTCCGTCGAGGCAACGATTCAGCGGCTCTCCGGCGAGGCAGCACACGAGGCCACCACATCGGATCTCATCACCATCGTGGTGACCATGAGCCCGATCCCCTCGCATCCGAGCATCGACGTCCTCGCCGAGACGCTGGCATCCCTGTGGGCGTCCGGGCTGGGCGATTGCGACGTGCTCGTTGCGGTCGATGGCGTCCGAGCGGAGCAGGAGCACCGCACTGCGGACTATGACCAGGCCATCGCTGCGTTGATCGAGCGGTGCCGCACCGATCCCGACTGGTCGAGGGTGGTGCCGATCATCGCGTCCGAGCACCTGCATCAGACGAGGATGGTCAGGGCGGCGCTCGATCATGTGCGCACGCCGCTGATTGCATTCATCGAGCACGACTGCCCCGTCATCGCCCCGGTGCCGTGGCTGGACATGGCAGCGGTGATCACAGGCGAGCACCTCAACCTCATCAGGCTCCACCACGAGGCCAGTGTTCTCGATGAGCACATGTACCTCATGATCGGTGATGAGCCGAGCGAGATCGCAGGACTGCCATGCTGGGAGACCATGCAATGGTCGCAGCGCCCTCACCTCGCATCCAGCGAGTACTACCGCCGCATCCTGAGGGACTACTTCGAGCCGGAGGAGTCGATGATGATCGAGGAGCGCATGCACTCGGTGCTTCAGCGCGAACCTTGGGGATCTCATCGGGTGGCGATCTATCACCCCGATGGCGTCATCAAGCGCTCGACCACACTCGACGGCCGCGGCGACGACCCGAAGTGGGTGGACCGATGAGGGAGGCGCTCGATCGGTTCATCGCTCGCACGCACGCCAAGCGCCACGTCTACGCGGAACGTGACGCTCTTGCAGCGCTGGCCACGCTCAGCGGCGATGAGTTCGAGGCGGCGAGAGCACATGCCCTCGAGCTCGCCATGTGCATCGACCCCGGCCACTGCGACCACATCTCGTGAAAATCGGGCTCATCGCGCGGGCTGAGGATCGCGGGCTCGGCATCCAGACGTGGGAGTTCTTCCGCCGCATGCGCCCGGAGCGGACGTTGCTCGTCGACATGGGCCCGCTGGCAGGGCCGTTCGCCATGCATCGTGATCGGTTCCCCGGCGCCACGGAGGTCTCGTTTCGAGACGGTCGGTTCCCCGAGCAGAAGGTGCGTGATTGGCTCGATGGCCTCGATGTTGTGTTCAGCGCAGAGACGTTCTACGACTCGCGGTTTCAGCAATGGTGCGCCGAGCACCGGGTCGCCACGGTGCTCCAGGTAAACCCCGAGTTCTGCCACCACATCGTCGACGCCGCACTGACGCCGCCAACGCAATGGTGGGCTCCCACTGCATGGCACTTCGAGCGACTGCCTGGCGCCAAGGTCGTGATGGCGGTGCCCGTTGCCGACGATCGGTTCAGCTTCCAGCCGGCGGGACGTCATGAGCCGGTCCGAGCGCTGCACGTCGTCGGCCACCAGGCAGCAGGGGACAGGGCGGGCACGACGGCGCTCATGACAGCGCTGCGCTACGTTCGTCGCCCGCTCCACCTCACGCTTGCATCACAGGGCCAGGTGCTACCCGAGCTGCGCTCTGGTGGCCATGTCACCATCGAGCACCGCAAGGGCGGGATGGATGACTACTGGGCGCTCTACGAAGGATTCGACGTGCTCATTGCTCCTAGGCGCTACGGCGGGCTCTCGCTGCCCACACAGGAGGCGATGGCGGCAGGGCTCGCGGTCATCATGACCGACGTCGCCCCGAACAGGGGCTGGCCCGTTCTGGCGGTGCCGGCGACCGAGCGCGGATCGATGAACACCGCCCTCGGGCACACCCCTCTCATGGCTGCACACCCCCAGGCGCTCGCCGAGGCGATCGACTCATTGGACGAGCACCGCATGGCGCGGCTGCAGCGGGACTCGGTCACCTGGGCACGGGAGCATTCGTGGTCGGTGATGGAGGAGCGGTATCGGGCCGGGTTCGAGGTCGTCGTGGAGTTGGCCCGTTACTCTTGACACGGATGATACCGTGGTATAGAGTTGCTGATGCAAGCACAACCCTCACACAAAGGAGACATCATGAGCGAACAAACGTTTGATTTCGGGTCCGGGCCAGTCCCGGCGCATCGCCACATCAATGGCGGAGGGTGGGTGGCCGATACCGCTCACGTCGACGACACGGCATTCGTCGGACCAGATGCGAGGGTGTTTGGCCACGGGATGGTAAGAGGCTACGGACGGGTGACCGACCACGGGGTGGTGACCGACCACGGGCTGGTGTTTGGCCACGGG